CTGTAGGAACATCTGCTCAAGCAATATCACAAAAACTAGTAGAAAAATTTGAAGTTGGTGATTGGGCTGAAGCAACTAAAGAAACAGTTGAAACTTTATTAAGTATACCTGATGCAGTTGATCAAGGATTCCTTAAAAAATCTCTTAGTTTAGGAACTGCACTTGCAGCAATTGGTGGTGGTTTAGTTGCCTTTTCTATTGGAGAAGCTGGTCAAGCAATATCACAAAAACTAGTCGAAAAATTTGAAACAGGTGATTGGGCCCAGAAAACTAAAGACAATGTTGAAACCCTATTAAGTATAAGTGATTTAATACCTCAAGATTCTAGTGCATTTAAAGAAGGTGGTAAATTTGCATTATTAATGGGTGGAATATCAGCTGGTATAATGGCATTTTCATTTGCAGAATTGTTTAAAGGCCTAGGAGATTTAGCAACTGATGATGGTTGGGCAACAAAATTAAAGAGTGATGTTTCTACTTTATTAGAGATTGCTGATGAAGTTCCGGCAGAAGATGCTGCTTCTTTAGAAAATATTTTAAGAAACATAGCTAAAGGAGTGAATGCTTTATCAGGTTCTAAATTCTTTAGTGGTATTGCTGAGTGGTTTGCTAGAGAAGATTTTGCAACAAAAACAAGAGATGATACTCTTACATTACTTGAAATAGCAGATGCTTTAGATGCTGATACTGTTAGTAAATTAGGCCCAGATGGTGCATTTAGTCAAGTTATGAAAGGTCTTAAAGATTCCATGTCTACGTTATTGGATATTAAAGGGCCTGATGTAATAGGTGCTATAAAAGGTCTTTTTGGTGGAGGATCACTTAAAGATCAATTAGAAGAATTTACAGAAACTGATTTCATAAACAGAGTAACTGATGCATCAGTTGCATTTGAATTATTTGGTGGTTCACTAGAACTTTTAGCTAAAAATATAAAATCATTTAGTCAATCAGAAGAAGGAATAAACAATTTAGTAAAACTAGGTGAGGGTCTTAGTAATGCAATAGATGGTCAATATGTTGTAGATGGATTACGTAAATATATGGAAGCAGTTGCTGAATATGAGCAATCAGTTGGTAATATAGATACTGATATATCTTTAAATGGTAACAATACAGGAATGGAAATACAAAGAGAATCTATAGAAGTTGCTGGTGCAGGTGTTCTTCCTCCTGTTATTAATGTAATTAATGGTGGTAATACTACTAACGTATCTGCACCTGTCACATCAAATGCTGTTAACTTTACGGGTGGTAATACGGGAGAAAGACAATTAAGTCGAGAAGAACTTTAATCCCATGACTCTATAAAATTATTATCATCATCAGAAAAAATATCTTCATTTAACCAAGAAGTTAAAACTATAAAAAAGAAAAAGAGAGTAATCGTAAAGATTACTCCCCCATATTCTTGAATTAACCAATATGAATTCATTAGTCTTCTTGTGCAAGTTTAGCAAAGAATGACATAGCATCATCGTCACCTTCAGATGTAGTTGATTCAACTACTTTTTCTACTGCAGGTGTAGGTGCAACATCTTCAAGTTCTACTTGTTCAGCTGTAGTTAAAGTTGATTGAACAGCAGATTCTCCGATTACTTCATATAACTTTTTCTGAAGTTCACCATATGATTTATAAGTACTTGCATCAACGAACTCTCCTAGATTGTGACATTTATTGTACACAGCTTCTAGTTTAGCATCATCTCCACCTTGAAACTCTGACACATCAGCAAACTCTGATTTATCATAGTTACGGTATCCTTCAACTTGACGAATCTTTAACTTGAAGTCTGCACCACCCCAAAAATCAAATGGGTTGATTGGTGTTTCATCTTCGAAGCCAGGATTCATTACATCCATAATCTTATCGAATATTTTTTTACCATACTCATATAAGAATACTTTACCTTCGTTTTCGGGATTACTAGGGTCACTCACAATATAAACATTAGATACATAATGTAATCTACGTTTACGAGCTCGAGCAATATTCTTATCTTCCTCGATGCCTGAGTTCCATAACTGAGAGTTCAATTCTGATACGGGGTCTTCTTTACCAATAGAGGTAAGAGACTTTTCGATATACCAACGACCTGTTGGCCCTTTGAAACCATGATCCCAATATCGAACCCAAGGTACATCTTGACCTTCTACTGCTGGTAAGAATCGTAGAACAGCATAACCGTTACCGGCTTTGTCTACTGTAGGTTTCCACTTACGATCATCTCCGTAAGATTTCTTTTCGTTACCACCACCTGCTTTTTCAGCCGCATCTAACAATTTACTAATTGTGGTGTCTCTAGACGCCTTCATGTTTGTATATGACATTATATTTTCCTTTATATTTACAATGTATGTTAATTTTTATATGCTTATATATTACACTATATATGTTAAGATGTAAAGACTTTATATGCAATCTTTTTCATCTTCTTTGTATTTATCCATTGGGATAAAAATGGTTCATGTCTTTTTATTGCCTTGTATGTATTTGGCCAATGAAGAGTTTCAAAATCATTACTCTTGGTATATTGGTCTGCCCAGCCACATATTAAATTAGTTATTACTCTTATTCTAAAATCAATTCTACTACTAGCAAAAGGTGGTGCTAAAACATCATGTTCAGGCTTACAATGAAAGTCAAAGTCTTTATATGGATAACCACTATGGTGTTCATACTTTCTAAAATCTCTTATTTTACTAACATCAGTATACCGTTTTCTTTGTTCTGTTAGTGCTTTTTCAAAGTTATATCCTTGTGATTGTAACCATTTCTCAAGTTCTTCATATAATCCAACATTATAATCTCTCACATGAAAATTTCCGTGATTACAATTAACATATGCCATCTTAATTACTTGGTCTCGTTGTGGATACTTTTTAACTAGACTTCGATACCACCATTGCATTTTATCTCCATTAAATTTATTTGGAGAGAACCACGGCATCTTATAATTATATTTTACTGCGTCATAATCATTTCTAAAATGGTGTGATACTGAATTACAGATACACCAAGCCATGTAAGGGTCACATCTCAATATAAAGTATTTCCATTCGTATTTGGTATCACGTTGTTTCTCATTGCTTCTGCTTCTAATTTAGCCTTTAGTGGGCCTTTCACTAATTTTGCAATATCATGTGGGTCTATTTCATGTTCTTCGCAAATCTCTAATAAAGCTTCTGAATATTTTAATCCATCTGCATGAACTAATAAACATACTTTTTCTGCTAATGATTTTTTTGTAAAAACCACTGGCACTTCGGGTTTTGTTTTTGACATTTATTATCCTTCTTTAAATAAAATATATACTACAC